TCCACCTTTCGCTTACGTTATTTTGAAAAGCAACCTCAGCATCTACAGCAGCCATACCAGCTTCTGTATCTACTTCGGGATCTTTGTCAATAAGGTTTTTAACTATACCCAGTGCTCCTTGATCTGGTAGCATTTCACCAACTACGTCAAGTACGTTTGGAGCTTTATTAGCTAACCATTTGCCTAGGCCTGTTTCTTTAATTTTTTTCATACTTTCTTTTCAGCTTTTACAGCGCGCTGCTCCCAAGGAAAAGCATGGCTACCTTCATGGTGCCATTTACCGTTGTATTTTATTTTACCGTTTTTTCTAGGGTATTCTTTACCGTTGTCTCTAACAAAATGCTCGTTGTAGTATATTTTACCTTGAGCCATTTCTCTCGCGTGCAGCGACTCATGCGCTATAGCGCGACGATACAACTTGCTGTCTTTGTCTACATCCTTGTTTATGAGGATCTCAGATCCGTTGACAGCTTCTCCAACAATACCATCTTTCAACTTTACATGATGAACTTTAATGCCAGACTCAGTAGTAACTGTTTTCTTGGCAAGTCCAGGAAGTGGTGTATTTCGTGGAGTAAAAGGCATTATTTCTTTTTATCGTACATTTTAGCAGGCTTACTTCCGTACATCTTTGTTGGAGCCGCGTCAACTGCTTCTTTAAATTTACCACTTAGTTTACCGTCTGCAGAAGCTTTCTTTAGCTCAGCATTAAACTTCATGGCGCGGTCCATCTTTACTGGATTTTTAAAATGCATTGGGCTACCCATTTTTGCTGGTGCACTTGTTTTTTTACGGCTGTTGCCGAAACCTAATTTACTTGGCATGTTATCTATCTTTATCTCGTATCATATCATCTATTGCTTTATTATAGACTTTATCCGTATACGACTTGTTGTTATAAAAAATGCTACGTTCAGAGGTTGGCATATCTTCTTCGCCTAGCAATATGCGATATATTCGTGTTACTAACTGAGAACATTTGAATGAAGTTTTGAATACAGAGTACTTAATACTTGTTCTGTTTCTATGTCGCCAAACTTCTAT